TAGCCATTTTTTAAGCTCCCAAAAGGGTTTAATTAAAAAGAAGTCTGTATAGTATCAATACAAACTTAAAACATCGGTTTAAAAGGGATCAAGAGGTCAGAAGTAACAAAAGTAATAATTCCATCAAGCTTTTTTATCCTAACATTGTATTTGCCATGACAACCACAACCAACACATTTAACCGGTTCAGCATCTACAAAACCAGCAAAGGGATAACCAGTTAAGCTAACCACTTTAACACCCACAATCAGTTTAGATATTTTCATTTCTTCTCCTTAAAGCAATCAGGTTTATCTATGAAAACACAGACAGGAGGTTTACCATCAATATTAAACGTTTTCCACCATCTCTCAGCACCTTGATTAACTAAAGGAGTTAAAGCGCTATGACAAGTAGAACCATCTTTACATTTAGTAAAGAAAGTACAGAAAGTTTTATCTCTAAAACAGATCATAAGTATCATCTCACATAAAAGGGTTTATTACGACTAAGACGGAAGTTTCTAGCAACAACGTATAGATCAGGGAATTGAGAAGTGGAGATATAAAGGCAGGCGGTATCTAAATAATCAAACGCAATATTTCTACCAGATATATAAACTGGCTTTCTCGTTTCTTTGGAATAAATAATGTATTTCATTGGTTCCATTTTCAGCTCCTAAATAAGGTAAGTTAGGTATTATGAAAAAAGTATCGGACAGGGTTATCTTAAACAACAGGCTTGATATAATGTTTTGTTTGAGATTTTACACGGGACATGCATTTTTTTAATAAAAATATAAGAATTATTTATGAGTTCGTAAACTTTCATGATTCCGCCCCGACGACCTTCAAGCCGGTATTCATCTAATTGGATTATTCCGTTGAATATTGATGTATCTTTCATCTCTTAGCTCCGAAAAAGGTAAGTTAGGTATTATGAAAAAAGAGTAAATCACATAGTTTCGTAAAACCTTTTCATTAAAGGCGATAATTCTTTTTTAACCTCAACAGGACCATAAGCAGATTCTAGATCACAATTACAACCATCACAAAGCATTGTTTCCCCTTCCCAATACACTTGACCAACTATTTCACCGGAATTAGAACATCCATTATCTATATCTTTTTGTGCGCATTCATTACAAAGTACGTTTCCATCATGATCAACATAGATAAGTGGATAACCTTCAGCATTATTTGATAACATCTCCTAGCTCCTAAAAAGATTTAAAGGTTTAATAAGAGTAACAGCTAAACAGACTACATAAACAGTATAAAAGGTTATATAGTCTATTAGGCCGTTAAGCCTAATGTGTGTTTATTGAGCGTAAACCCAACATTTACCATATTTTGATCTAACTTTGTTTGCTGCTTGTCTGGCTATATCAGGATTAGAGCATTTATCAGCGGCCCATAAAACAGCGTTTACTGGAGCAACTGCGATTCCAACACCATATTCGTTATTGAGGATTTTTTCGATTTCTTGTTTTGCTTGTTTCATTTCTGATCTCCTTATGGGGTTATTGAGTTAATGTGATTTAAATATAAACTCATCCAAAACCCTTTGTAAAGTAAAAAATGTAAATAAAGTAAAAAAAGTATCAATTAAGCAAAGTATTTTTATTAACCCTTATAATTCAGTAACTTAAAAATACCCCTTAAAGATAGATTATTTAAGGCTTTACAAACAAGTAAAAAATAGTAATAAACTAATAGTAACTATTAAGAATACCCCTTAGAAATCGTTTTAAGATACCTTATTAGCAAAACCAAAGAATATCTATACTAAGCTAAGCCCAACACAACATTCGATTCTAAGGCCATATAGAGCTATTTACAACTATCAATATTCAAAACCGTTTAAATCGTTTTAAAACGGAATTAACGGAAATCCCGGTTTTTACATATGCGATATATCAGAAATTCAGGACTGAAAAAACCGGGAAATAAACAAATAGATATTTTACGAAATGTTACGTGCCCACATAAATTTACAGTAAATCAATTTTTAAAAGCGATCAATGGATCGGGTGGAGTTAAAAGTGATATTGCTAAACGTTTAAAATGTGCTAGGCCGACGGTGAATAGATATCTAAAAGAGAATGAAGAATTATATGATGCCTGGGAATCGGAACTAGAATCAGCTTTGGATTTAGGAGAGTCTAGTTTGCTTGCATTGGTAAAGGCAAAGGATTTTAACGCCATTAAGTTTTTTCTTACTACTAAGGGAAAAGAACGAGGTTATGGAGACTCTCGTCAGTTTGAAGTTAATCAAAACGTAAGCGGAACAGTAGAGCATCAACATAAGTTAGAGATTGAATTGAAGCCTGATACTAACAGAACAGATTCAGTATTAAATATCTTGAATGTATGTGGGGCCTTTAATCCAGAAACAAAACGATTAACTAAGGATGACGTTGAAATCATCTCAGCATGAATCTAAAAAACTTATCAGAAGAGGAAAGGGAAAGCTTAGATAAGTTAATGCTCCCTAAATGGTCAAAATATATCCCTCATACGCCTACTATTAAGCAACAAGCCTTTTTATGGTTAAATGATTTTGAAGTATTTTATGGTGGGGCTGTAGGAGGGGGAAAGAGCGATGCTTTACTAATGGCAGCTTTGCAGTATGTGGATATCCCAGGTTATAACGCATTACTGATAAGAGATACATATACAAACCTAGTTAAGCCAGAAGGTTTACTTACTAGGGCGCACGAATGGCTTCATAATTCAGATGCAAGATGGAAAGGGGAGCAAAAGCAATATATATTCCCTAGTGGCGCAACGATTAGTTTTAGTTACCTAGACGGCCCTCAAGATCATTTTAATCATATGGGAGCCGCTTATCAATTCGTTGGTATAGATGAAATAGTAAGTATAAGGGAGAATCAAGCAACCTTTCTATTTTCTAGAATGCGGTCAAGAGATCCAGATTCATATAAAAACGATTTAAAAGTATTATACGATTATACAGAGGAACAGATAGAAAGCTTTTATAGTTTTTATAAATCTATTCCATTGAGATTTAGAGCAGCATCTAACCCACCTTTAGCAGAACAGATAGCTAGAGGGGAATGGGTTAAGAAAAGGTATGTAAACAAGGATACTAGGGGCGATAGAATATTTATACCGGCTGGTTTGGATGATAACCCACATTTAAATAAAGCTGAATACTTAACATCATTAAATAGACTAGATCCAGTTACTAGAGCGCAATTATTAAAAGGTGATTGGAATATACGTGTTAAAGGGCGGATGTTTGATCGGTCCTGGTTTCATATCGTTGATCAAGCACCAGCAGCAGCAAGAAGATGTAGATTTTACGATCCAGCACATACAGCACCAGCAGCAAAGAAGAATGCAGCTGGAACAACTGATCCTGATTGGTTTGTTGGCTGTAAAGGGGCTTCAACAGAACAGAAGCTATTCTATATAGAGCATATCAGACGGTGGCGAAAACACCCACACGAATCAGAACAAGCGGTATTAAGCCAAGCTAAGATAGACGGTAGAGAAACAAGCATTGTTATAGAAAGGGAGCCATCAGCAGGAGTAAAATTAGTAGCTGACTATATAAGGCTGTTAGCGGGGTTTGTTTGTAGAGGCTATATCAACCCTAAGGGCTATCTAATGGATCAGGCTATGGCCTTCGCTAGCTATGCTGAGGCTGGTAATTGTTATATAGTTAATGGGCCTTGGGTTGAAGATGCATTAGATGAGTTAGAAGTATTCCCTGATGGATTACATGATGATCAAGTAAGGGCTATGGTAGGGGCTTTTAATGAGTTAGTGGGAACAGGGCAAACAAATATTAGGTGGTTATAGATGGCTTTTTCTCCTGAGATAATAGATAACCGGTTGCCTTATTTTCCTCGTGGGGGTTATGAACGTTTTGTTAAAAAGCAAACCCATAAGTATAGGCGCAGGAAAGTAAAAGAATATCTAAGAGAATTTAGTGAAGATATGCCAGAACCAAATGATAAATATTTTAGTGGTTGGACAACGTAAAAAAGAAGTGTGTATCGAATCAATACAAACTTAAAATAGAGTTAAATCATGGGTGTAGAGATATTTGTATTAGATAGCAAACAAAACTGTAAAAAGGCTCAATTACTAATTGTAAGCGATACAGAGTGGACAAGTGGGGTATTTGTCCAAGGTCATCAGCGTTTAAATGTTGGAATTAAAGTTGGTATTGAAATCAGTGATATCCTATCAGCCGCCGCCTTTAGTGCTGTAACTAGTGTGGTTACTTCAGTATTTAGTGGTATTATTACACTACAAAGAAGGATGCCAGAAGAGGATCAAGACTATCATTGGCGAACGGTATCTAGTTGGACTATTGCTTCTACCGGTGGCGGTGTAGGCGGCTCAGAGAATATAACAGCTTATCCAGAACCAGAAACAGCAGAATATAGGGCAGGTGTTACAGGTGACGCTGCTGCTTATGTTGGTGGTGTTGCTCATCTTAGAATCGGTACTAGTTAAAAATGGCCGGGGCATATGAATTGCCTGATATTGGAAACGGTAAAAAGGCTGCTCAAGTATGGGTGTATCCTGTAACCCCTCAAATTGATTTATTTACTGAACCTATATTAGTGCAAGCAAGACAATATATTAATATTGGAGTTAAGAACAGTACCGATGCTCAGGATATGTTAACGGCTATGGGCTTTGATTATACGTCTCACGGTAAATGGTTTGATATGATGGCTTATATGGTTTTACAGTGTTTAAGACCAGAAGAGACTGAAGATTATCATTGGAGAGATGTTAAAAAAGCTATTGTAGCTGGTGTAGAGGGTGAAGAGATATTAGAAGGGCCTTTAGAGAATTGTTATTATAGATTAGGTGTTAAAGCCGCTGATTACACATCAGGACAGGCTATATTAAGATTAGGGACAAGTTAATGCCGGGAAATATAATAGCTCAAGAAATGGTGTGCGGACAAGAGTGCGGTTCTAGTTTAAGACAAGGATTTTTTAAACCGTTTATAATGAAGTTAGTAAAATTTCTATTTAGTCGAGGCTAGTAGTATGCCAGGAAATATAATAAATGAAAATAACTTATAAGAAGTGATGCAAAGGTAAAAGCAAACCCGCCGTGAAGCGGACAAGGAAAGCCACTGTTAAACTACCTAAAAGAATTAAATGAATATTTTTAAACGCTTTACCAATCTATTTACTAAAGCAATCACATCAAGCGGGGCCGCATTCGGTGGTTTAGGTGGTGCTAGGTGGTCAACTAGGGATTACGCTAACTTTGCTAAAGAAGCTTATATAACTAACTTCATAAGCTATCGCTGTATTGATATGATTGCCCAAAGTGTAGCTAGTGTACCTTGGTCAGTATTTAAACAAGATGGAAAGAATAGAGTAGAAATAGAGCAACACCCTTTAATGAGAATCTTACATAGAGCTAACCCAACTGAGGGCTTTGCTGCTCATATGTATTCAGTAACATCATTCTTAAATATAGCTGGGAACACTTATATTGATAGGTTATCTCCAGAAACAGGGCCAAATAGAGGTATACCAGCAGAATTACACGTACAGCGGCCAGATTACATTAAATTTATTCTAGATGATAACACCAAAGAGTTAATAGGGTATGCACTGGAGAAAGAGGGCAAGCTTTTAAAAGAGTGGCCTATTGATCCTATAACAGGTGTTTGTGATTTACTTCATATTAAAAAGTTTCATCCTATTAATGATATAGAAGGATTAAGCCCTATAGAGCCGGCAGCAAAAAGTATTGATACAAGTAATGAAGCATTAACATGGAATAAATCACTATTACAGAATGATGCTAGGCCCGGAATGATAATGACCTTTGAAGGGGCTTTAGGTGATGACCAGTTTAATAGATTACAAAGGCAATTAGATAAGAAAATGGCCGGTGCTAATAACGCTGGAAGGAATCTAATTGTGGAAGGGCAAATGAAAAGTGTTGAACCATATGGCTTTAGCCCTCATGAAATGGATTTTTTAGAAGGTAACTGGGATTTAGCTAGACAGATCACAACTACGTTCGGCGTACCTTCTATGCTAGTTGGTATCCCTGGAGAATCAACCTATAATAATTTTAAAGAAGCTAGGGAATACTTTTGGGATACTACTATATTTTTCTATCTTCAGTTGTTTCGGGATGAGTATAATAATTGGTTTTTTCCTGATGATGATAAAACCTTTATTGATTATATATTAGATGATGTTCCGGCTTTAGCTCCTAGACGTCAAGAGAAGTGGGATATGGTAGAGAAGTCCACCACAATGACCATTAACGAGAAAAGAGAAGAGTTAGGAATGGAAAAAGTAGGGCCTGAAGGTGATGTGATATTAATAGGCTCTAATTTAATTCCTTTGGATATGGTAGGGGTAACAGAGGAAGAAGTTGACGATTCAGAATCTGATATGGATGACGAGGATATTGTGGTTGATGATGAAACGGATGAAGAAGCTTCAAATGATGACGGTTTAAACGTAAAATAAGCTTAACCCTATACTTACTATTAGTTTAAATTGTTTTTAACTCTAAGGGGTGCTTAAAACGCATATGCGGTATTAATTATGGAAATAATAATCATTAATACAAATATATATATTCCTTTTGTGACTTATGGGGTTTTAGATTTTAAATTGCCGGATAATTGGACCATTCTTTAAAATGCCGATTGATCTCACAACAGAAAAGGCGAAACGGAATTACCATAACCGTACGCTAGATATAATGGCTAAGCTGGAACGTATTATATCAAACCAGCTTAAACCATTAATCAATCGGCAATATATGGATGCTGCAAGCCTTATTACTCACGGCGTAACTGATGTTGATCATGTAGTAAACGAACAAACAACCAGATTAAGGAAAATATTAAGGGTTCACTATAGAAGAGTAGCATTTACAGCCGGTAGACAAGCCACATTAAATTTTGATCCGGCTAAGTCTATGAATGAAAGTTTTTGGAATGATATCAACCAGTATATAGCTTTGAATACCGGTCGTAAGATAACACAAGTTCAGGATACTACTAAAAAGATGATCAGTAAAGTTATTCAGACTGGTGTAAGTGCTGGTCAGACTAACAGAGAGATAGCAACAAGGATTAGGAACACAGGGAAAGTAGATAGTAAGTTTAGAGCCTTAAGAATAGCTAGAACAGAGACTTTAGGCTTATACAATTCAGCTACTGATGCAAGTGTTAGGGAAACCGGTTTAAAATTTGTCCGTGTATGGTCTACAACTAAGGATTTAAGGACTAGACGAAGGAAAAAAGGGAGTATTTGGGACCATTGGGTAGTGGATGGGCAAAAGAGGGCGCAAAACGATCCATTTAGCGTTAGTGGGGAAAAATTAAGCTTTCCTGGTGATCCTAAAGGCAGTGCAGGCAATATTATAAACTGTAGGTGTGTTTTACTTTATGAAAGGGATAGATCAGGGCAAGCAAGGCCAGTTAGTGAACCAGCTTTAACGCCAGTTCCTAGTTTGCCGGTTATTAATATTCCAAATCAGGCTGAGCAAAACCTTTTGGATATAGGACTAACTAATGTTGACCTTAAAAGGATGGATCAATCACACGCTTCCGCTGTTTCTGATCAATATGTGAAATTAGCAGGAAAATATAATGCAGATGACATAGTAGTAATTTCCGCAAGAAAATTAAATAAAGTAAATGGGAAGGTATTTAGGATCGGCCGTGATAGAATGGCTTTTATGGATTTAGGGGATATATCTACTGATAAAGTGGTTAAGAGCAGGATAAGAGCAGTGGAGGTGGGTTATCATCCTGAAATTAAAGAATCTTTAAGTGAGGTAGGGACAGTCACCCATGAATTTGCTCACGGTATTTTTTCTCCTGGTCATTTTGATCACGTCAAAAAGAAGCTAGGTGTGTCTAATACAATTTATACCCAACAGGAAAAAGTATTTTATAAGAAATTAAAAGCCATTAAAGCAGCACAAAAGAAGGAAATAAACGACTTGAATTTTAAGTGGCTCCAGGATGAACTAACATTCGCTGAATATCAGAGCCAAGAGAAGGCTATTTTGATTTCACAGTATTCACAAGAGAATTTATCAGAATTTATGGCTGAGGCGTTCACAGAATTTGAACTAAGTGCAAAACCTTCTAAATATGCTGTACAGGTCGGTAAATTAGTCACTCAATTTTTCGGTAAAAAATGACATCACCTATTCTACCGGCTTGTTATTCTTGTAAACACTTTCTAAAAAGGGAAAGTGTTATAACTATGCATTGTAAGGCGTTTAAAAATGAAGAGATACCAAAAGAAATCAGGGTATCTAAGAATGATCATAGAAAGCCTTTTGCAGGCGATAACGGAATACAATTTGAACCTATAAATGACTAATGCCTAGCTATAGCAAAAGATCAAAACAAAAATTAGAGACTTGTCATCCCTACATTCAGTTAATCTTTAATCAGATTATAACTGAGTTTGATAATACTGTTATTTGTGGTCATAGAGGGAAAGTGGCTCAGATAACAGCCTTTATGAGAAAGAAGTCAAAAGTTAATTGGCCTAATAGCAAGCATAACAACATAATAAAATACAACACACCTTATTCTTTAGCTATTGATGCAGCTCCATATGATGAAAAGATGAAGGCTATAGACTGGAATGATCTATCAAGGATTTATTATTTCGCTGGAAGGGTGATGCAAAAGGCTAGTGATCTAGGTATTAAGCTTAGATGGGGTGGTGATTGGGATCAGGATACAGAAACTAAAGATAATACATTTAATGACCTTGTACACTTTGAATTGGACCTAACTTAGGGAAAGTTATGGCAGAAAAGCAAATAATTGTACCATTTGAGAAAAAAGACATACAAGAAAGTGGAATTTTCACTGGTTATGGTTCTACTTTCGGGGGTAAGCCGGACTCATACGGGGATATTATAGCCCCCGGTGCTTTCTCTGATTCTATTACTAAAAATGGTAGGGGTGGAATGGGAATAGCTATGTTGTATCAGCATGACCACACGCAACCTATCGGAGTATGGACAAGTATTGCTCAAGACAAAAAAGGCTTAGTTATGGAAGGTCAATTAGCTCTTAAAACACAAAGAGGAGCTGAAACTTACGAGCTAATGAAAATGGGGGCTTTAAAGGGCTTATCAATTGGTTTTGATATGCCTAGAGGTGAAGATGGTAAAATAGATCCAGATGCAATAGAGATTAATGAGAAAAATAAAACAGCTTTATTAAAAAGAATAAATTTATGGGAAGTATCCCCAGTAACATTCGCTGCTAATACTAGGGCTAGGGTTACAGGGGTTAAAAATATTATAGATGCAGTAACAGAGCGAGAACTAGAGAAAGCCTTGAGGGATTCAGGGTTATCTAGGTCTGAAGCTCTGCATATTGCTATGTTGTGTAAAACCGGCTTGAGGGATTCAGGCGGGAGTGAAGAAGTACAAGGTCTGTTAGAAACTGTAAGAAAGACTAGTGAAGAAATGAAACAATATAGTCTTTTAGCCGGGCTTTTGAACGACCTTAATTTAATTAATAGTGATTTAAAAATTTAATTGGAGAATTGAAAATGCCTGATATTCCAGAAATTGTAGAAGGTATCAAGAAGTCAGTGGAGGAGATTGGAGCCACTAGCAAGAAGAACTATGAGGAAATGAATAAAAATTATGAAGAGATTAAATCCACTTTGAAAAGTCAAGGGGATGTTGATCCGATTACTCAAGAAAAGCTAGATAAATTGACTAGTGATATGACAACTAGGCAAGAAAAAGCGGATGAAGCTGAAGCCGTAGCAGTAAAAGCTACTGAAGATATGACTAAGCGGATGGATGATATTGAAATCGCCGCAAAGCGTATCGGTAAGCTTGGTTCTAGTGGTAATACTGATCAAGATCGTAAATTGATTGAAGATTATTTGACTCTTGAGAAGTCTCTAGCTGCTGCTGGCCAACGGAAAATGTCATTTGGCGAAATGCTGCAAATGGAGAAAGAACCTAATCTCGAAAAGCTAGGTCAATATAAAGATGCTTTTTATGAGTATCTGGCCATTGATGAAAAGGCTATGTCAGCCGAAAGTTACAAGTCGTTGCAAGTTGGTATTGATGTAGATGGTGGTTATACTGTAACTCCGTTTATGTCTAATCGTGTAAGCTCACGTATGTATGAAACTGATCCTATCCGTCAATTGGCTAGTGTTGAGACTATCGGCACTGATGCTTATGAAATGTTTATGGGTAATGATGAGGCTGGAGCAGCGTGGGAAGGGGAAACGGTACAGAATAGTAATGAGGATACTCCTAAAATGGCAAAAAAGAGAATCCCTGTTCATATTCTTGCTACTCATCCTAAAATGACTCAAAT